TTAGAAGATGATAATATTGGCGAGATGGTAGATGAATATGGTACAAGATGGAGTCCTATAGTCAGAACATATGAATCTGATTGGTAATGAAAAGTCCTTGTGTTCAAATCTGTAAACTTATAGATAGTATGTGCATTGGATGTTATAGAACATCTGATGAAATAACTAATTGGACTAAATATACAGAAGAACAAAGAGAGAGTATTATTAAAGAAATTCAATCAAGTCGTTGTCAAGTTTTATCCAACAATTAGAACAAACAACTTTACATTCATTCATTAATGTATGGACTTCTTTTCTACTTTCATCACTAGTTCCAACTCGTTTTGCTTGTTTGCGAATCTGTACATCATGGGGATAGAGTTTAAGACATATTGTTTCACTCTCACCACAATGAATACAAGATTCATCAGCAAGATGGTTGTTTAACCATGCGACTCGTTTTCGGTAGTTCCTACGAGCTACCTTTTTGATTGTTTCTTTATATTTTTCATAATGTGTTGTCATATCGTTATTTATAAGTTTTGAAACATATAAAAGAGGGTTTTTAGAAACTTGATTTGTATAAATACAAGTAAATAAGAGTAATATCTCAATTAAAGGAGCAAAAATCATGTCATTTTTAGTTTCCCCTGGCGTTCATGTCAGAGAAATAGATTTAACAAATGTCGTTCCAGCTGTTGCAACATCTATTGGTGCAATTGCAGGCGCATTTGAAAAGGGCCCAGTTAGTTCTGTTCAGACCATTACGTCAGAAGAACAATTGGTACAAATATTCGGTAAACCACAAACAACTGGTAATCAGTTTGAAACATTTTTTACTGCTGCAAACTTTTTACAGTATGCAGATAATTTAAAAGTAGTAAGAGCAGAAAGTGCAATAGTAAATGCTGGTGCAAACTCTGGTATACTTATCAGAGATGAAGATCACTACCAAGCATCTTTCCAAGATGGTTCTGGTTCTCATGGAGAGTGGGCCGCAAGGACTGCTGGAACACATGGTAACGGAATTGGTGTAGATATCTGTTCAAGTGCAAGAGCATTTGCACAACCATTAGGTTCATTGAACTTAGTAAATGGTGCTGGTGCAGTTGGTGACTTGTCAATTACAGTTGATGACCAAGATGCAAGTAATGCTACAATCGCAGTTGGTGACATTATTTCTTTCCAAACTGCTTCAGCCATTGTTGCAACTTCAAATGGTGCAATCACAGTTGCTTCTAAGACTTTGACAGTTGATGGAGTTTCTGGTACACTTGCAGTTGGACAAAGAGTAATCGGTGCTGGTATATCAGACGGAGATGAGGTTGTTAAAGTTGCAACTGTAACTTCACAGACAGTTGTTGTACTTGATAAAGCAATCACAGTCGCAAACGATATACCTCTTGTATTCGCTGCATCTGGTGGAACAAACGTAGAGTCAAAAGGTCAAGAGTACGAAGTAACTTCTGTTTCTGGTGAAGTTTTAACAATTCGTTTACTTGATGACCCTGCTGGTGGTGGTTTACAAACAATCATTCCAGACAACTCACTTATCACAAGACGTTGGAGATTTTCTGATTTATTTGATGGCCCTCCAGGCACATCAGCATGGGCTACAGCAAATGCTCGTGGAGAAAAAGATGAAATCCATGTTGCAGTATATGACACAGTTGGTGATATCACAGGTTTTGCTGTTAGTGTTGCTGGACAAAGAACACAATCAGTAATGGAAGTATTTCCAAATATGTCAAAGAACCCTAATGCTAAAACATCACAAGGTTCTAACAACTATTATTCAGATGTAATCTTTGCACAATCAAAGTTTATCTACTGGACAGACCATCTTTCTGCTGGTTCTAACTGGGGAACAGATATTGCATCTGGTACAGACTACACATTAGTATCTGGTGTTGACGTTTCTACATTAACTGGTGGAACTGATGACTACTCAACAACTGCTGGTGAGATTGAACTTGCATATGATAAGTTAGAAGATACTGAATCATTAGATGTCAATTTAATTCTTGGTGGTTCATCAAGTATTGTTGCAGATACAGAAGCTGGAATGGATACTCATGTAACAATGATTACTGCAATGGTTGAAACTCGTAGAGATTGTGTGGGATTTGTTTCTCCATATCGTGCTGCTACAGTTGGTGTTGCTCAATCAATAGATGCAACTGCAAATGTTATTGATGGTTTCAATACTTGTCCAAGTTCATCATACATGGTTTTCGATAGTGGTTACAAATATATGTACGATAAGTATTCTGATGTATATAGATTTGTTCCATTGAACGGAGATACTGCTGGACTTTGTGCATTTACAGACCAAGTTGCAGATAGTTTCTTTTCTCCTGCTGGATTTAACAGAGGAAATGTTAGAGGTGCAGTTAAGTTATCTTACAACCCTACAAAGGCAGAAAGAGATCAACTATACAAAGCAAGAGTAAACCCAGTTGTTAACTTTCCAGGCCAAGGAGTTGTACTCTTTGGAGATAAGACTGCATTAACAAAACCAAGTGCGTTTGATAGAATTAACGTAAGACGATTATTCTTACTTCTAGAAAAAGCAATTGCGACTGCAGCCAAGTTTCAACTCTTTGAGTTCAATGATGAGTTCACAAGGGCACAATTTAGAAACTTAGTAGAACCTTTCTTGAGGGATATACAAGGTAGACGAGGTATTACAGATTTCTCTGTTGTTGCAGATGGAACAAATAATACTGGGGAAGTCATTGACAGAAACGAATTTGTTGCAGACATCTTTATCAAACCAGCAAGGTCTATTAACTTTATAACTCTAAACTTTATCGCAGTAAGAACTGGGGTAAGCTTTACAGAAGTAGGAGGTTAATCATGGGAAACATAGATGACTTTAAAGCAAATCTAATCGGTGGTGGTGCTCGTGCTAACCAGTTCAGAGTAACATTAACACCACCTTCTGGAATTGCAATCGGACTTGATGTTCGTAGAACTTCATTTCTTGTAACAGCAACAAACTTGCCTGCATCTAATTTAACAGAGATGCCTATACCATTTAGAGGTAGAAACATTTATATTACTGGTGATAGACCGGCTCCAGAGCCTTGGGAAGTAACAGTATATAATGACACCGACTTTATGATAAGAAACGCAATGGAATTGTGGCAAAATGGCATCAATAGTTATGTTGATAATACTGGAGTTATTTCTCCATCTGATTATCAAACAGACTTAACTGTTGAACAGTTGGATAGAGATGATACAGTTTTAAAGAGTTATATCTTTAGAAATGCATTTCCTCTTACAATAGGTCAGATTGATTTAAGTTCTGCTGAAGCAACTGAAATTGAAACATTTCCTATTACTTGGAGATATCAACACTTTGAGCCTTCAGGCGTTAGTTTCTAACCTACTAAATAGAAGACAATAGTAGGAGATATTATGGCTGAACTTTTTGGTTTCAAATTTGAAAAAATAAAAGACTCTGGCTCTCAAGAGAAGTTTACTGAACCTAGTTCAGAAGACGGAACTCTTGAGGTCGTTGGAGGTGGATTTTACGGACAACTCTTAGATACAGATGGTCGTGAACGAACTGAAATGGATTTGGTTCGTAGATATCGTGATATTGCACAACAACCAGAGTGCGATAGTGCGATTGAGGATATCATTAACGAGGGAATTGTTGCGAATGAAAAAGATCAAGCAGTAGCGATTGAACTTGATAGATTAATGTACCCCAAAAAAATTAAAGACAGAATCAGAGAGGAATTTGATACTGTCTTAGAATTACTAAACTTTGATACAAAAGGACACGACATATTTAGACGTTGGTATGTTGATGGAAGAATGTATTATCATAAAGTTATTGATAAGAAAAATCCAAAAAAAGGTATTCAAGAACTTAGGTATATCGACCCTAAGAAAATTCGTAAAGTTAAAGAAATAAAGAAAAAAACAAAGGCTGGTTCAAGTGTAGAACTTGTTGAGGGTGTAAGTGAATATTATCTTTACAATGATAAAGGTTTACATACTGGAACTAATGAAGGTATTAAGATAGCACCAGATTCTATCACTTATTGTCCAAGTGGATTGATTGACCAAAATAGAGGTCATGTATTATCATATCTACATAAAGCAATTAAACCTGTAAATCAATTACGCATGATTGAAGATGCGTTAGTTATATACAGAATATCAAGAGCTCCAGAACGTAGAATCTTCTATATTGATGTAGGTAACTTGCCTAAGGTTAAAGCTGAACAATATCTTAAAGATGTTATGAATAGATACAGGAACAAACTGGTCTATGATGCATCTACTGGTGAAATCAGAGATGACAGAAATCATATGTCTATGTTAGAAGATTTCTGGTTGCCTAGACGAGAGGGTGGTCGTGGTACTGAAATTACTACATTACCAGGCGGTTCTAATCTTGGTGAGATAGATGATATTCAGTATTTCAAGAAAAAATTATTTCAATCATTAAATGTACCAATTTCAAGATTAGAAGCAGAGGCTGGTTTTAGTCTTGGTCGTTCTACAGAAATTACAAGAGATGAATTGAAATTTACAAAGTTTGTACAAAGACTGCGTAAAAGATTTACACCAATATTTACTGATATTCTAAAGACACAACTTATACTTAAAGGTGTAATTACTTTAGAAGATTGGAAAAGGATTTCTCAACATATTCAGTATGACTTCTTACAAGATGGTCATTTCGCAGAACTAAAGAAGGCAGAACTTTTAGAAGACAGAATTAATGCTTTAGGTAGTATCGAATCATACATTGGTACATTCTTCAGTAAAGAATGGGTACAGAAAAACGTACTAAATCTAAATGATGGTGAGATTGAAGATATGCAAAAACAAATGAACAAAGAAGCAGGACTTGATCCAGATGAAGGTGGAGTTAATGTTCCAGACAGTTCAGATGGAATTTCAAGATACCCATCTGGTGGTGATGGAACACCAATATCTCCAGATGACTTAACTAAATATGATGGTGGACAAACAGCAGATGACCAAGCAAAACTTGCTGGTGCAAATCTATCAAAACAAAAAGCTGATGACCCAGACTTAGATAAATAGGAGAATATTATGAGTGCAGAAAATTTCGTAAATGAATTACAAAAAAGTAACAACTTAGGTGCTGAAGATGCATTTAAGTCTGCAATGACTGATAGAGTTGCACAATCACTAGAAGCAAAAAGAAAAGAGGTTGCTGGAACTTTCGTAAAGAACCACATACCAGAAGTAGAGGAAAATGAAACAGTTTAATTCATTATATACATCTCTCCCAGAGAAAGATGAACATAAGAAATCAAAACAGTATAAGAAGCTTTCTCCGAAGATGAAAGACGCTGTTGACGATATTTTTAATAAAATGGACTCTAAACCTCAAGATTTCCTAAATACTTTTGAAAAAACTATTAATCAAGTATCTAAAAAATATAAGGTGCCAGAAAAGGAACTTATGGGATATTTTGAAAAAGAAATGTTAGCATTTTAAGGAGTTAAATAATGTCATTCGTAACAACAACATTGAGAGATACAGTAGTCAATGCACCTAAAGCTGGTGGATTTGTAACAATCAAAGCAGTTTTTGATAACGATACTGCAACTAATCTTATATTAGATGGAGATGGATTAGATGGATTTGCGAATGGTGCCAAG